TATATCATAAGAGTCACAACCAAACGCCCCCATGTGTTCATTACCAGGATATTTAATACCATTTTTAAGTACCACTCTATTCTGTAATCCAGATTTTGGAACCCAACTAACTTTAAATCTACCTTTTGGATCTGGATAAAATATTACTTGTGAATCTTTTATACCGTTAACCCATTGAAAGTTACCGGTTGTAATACCAAGAGTTCTAGACATTTCTTCATTGTAATCTATTTGCTCATATATTTTTACTAGATTAAATATACTATTCTTAGTTTCGTCTCTAAACGCATGTTCTTCTGTGCGTGGAAATTGTCTATAAAACTCATTTAAAGCATCTTGATCGTCTTTTAAACCATCAGCCTCATTTTGCCAATTATCTATTACACCTACATCTATTAATTCACCGTCCGGGGCGAACACATCGATGTCAGGTGTATTAAATACTGGAATTCCGAACTCGTCAATAAATCCTTCGTAGTTCCATTCCATTGGGATAAACAAAGAATAGAGACCAGACTTTGTCTGACCATTTCTATTTCTTTTAGTGACATCGGATGCGTTGTATAATTTTTTAAAATTGTCTCCACCTTTATCTAATGCGTTTGAAGTCGAGCCCATCATACATTTACCAACTATTCTACTACCTAGTCGTAAACATGTTTTTGTAACTCTCCAGTTATTTAATATATTATCGGGTCTCTCCCATTTACCACTCTCATCATGTACTAGTAAACTTAATTTTTCACCGTCATAACTATTATCTCCAGTGTTTTTCCAATCAATAGTCGTATCTAACCCCTGTATATCTTCTAACTTTTCATTAGAAGTTATTTTCTTTCTAGTAAACTTACTAGCCGGAACTCTATAAGCTAGTTCAGACTTAGGACGATCCATACCATCTTGAATAGGTTTAAAAAAGAAAGGATAGTTTATGCTTATTGGAACAACTTTATCAGTAAACATTTTCTTAGCATCTGCACCTGTTTTAGATAGTATCCCATATCTACTATCACTTGCAAGAGTGGCTAAATTAACTGTTTCGGCAGATGACATAAAGGAAAACCCTGAACGTCTGTTCTTTAGGTAACACATACCATAACATCTTTTATCCGCTTTGCAAGCTTCCCAGAATATATAAAACAATCTATTTGCTTCTCTAAAATCTGGAGCACCAACATCTATTTTGCTCCATTGTAGATACATGTAATGTGTACCTGTTAAATAGGTTGGTTTTCCATTGTTATTAAACCAAAACCCTTCGTCTCTACGTTTAAATTCTCTATCTATATAATCATACCACTGTTCTTTTTGTTCTTCGGGATATGATCTCCAGTCAAATATATTTTTAAGACGGGTTAATTCTTTAGGTTGTTCTATTCTTGACCACTTACCACCTTGCAGTTTATGTACTTGCACGGGCACAGATGGTAAAGCAATTTTAAGATTTTGTATTTCATATATTTCTCCTATTTTACCAGTTTTAGATATAACAATAACATCATGCTCTTTATCATATCCATACTTCCATTTTTTACCTTTATTAAGACGACTTATAGTAGTCTTTTTTATAGGTTCTATTATTTTAACTAAACTTTGCTCGTACATTACCTAGATCTACCTTCAGCGAATCCTTTAAAGACTTTTTTCTTTGTCTCTTCAAGTGCTTTTCCCTCAAGCAAGTTCTCTTCTTCTTGGATTCTGTTAAGTATTTCAAATGCGTCAAATATAGCTAGTTTTTTAGTAGCCGCAGCGTTTTTAAGTCTATCAGCCGATACGTCATCTTCTGTATTAGTGATAATCTTTTCTTCAGCAACTTTAATTAACTCGTTAACTGCTTTTCGCCCAGCTTGGATTATATTCTTCTTCGTCTCCTTGATATTCATATTTGATTGTAATAAAATTAGATAAAACTCTATATAGTCTTTCGTTGTCAATAATAAATTCATACTCACTATCTGGTCTAAAACCAACTAGATCGCCAATTTCTACGGTACCGTCTGAATACTTAACAATACCTTGTAGTGGTTTTTCAGATTCAATATTAAATTTATCTATAGCTTTTAAAGGTTTTACAAAACAATAACCCTTTGGAGCTAACCATTTTTCATTTCTTTTATATAAAAAAATCTGATCATAGTTTACAAGATACGTAGATTCATCAAAATAACTTTTGCTATTTTTTTCTACACCTTTCATGTTATTCCATCTACGAAAAATATTATGATGCACTATAACGGTATCTCCAGACTTTATATTTGTGTCACCAATTATTGGAGTTGATATAACTATAGCTTCTCTATTTGTAAACTCATGTCTATAAATATCTGTGTTTAATATTAATTCTGAATCTCCAACCTTTTTAGTGTTATTATATCTTTTTCCTTTTGGTGTTACAACAAAATTGTAAACGCTTTTCATTAGTATTCTAAATTATACTCTATAGATACAGCCATATTTTTGTTAAAGTCTTTCCAAGGTAATACATCTTTGTTCTTTTTAATATAAATAGAATACTTATCTTCTTCTTCTAGTATATCACAAATAGTATGACCTCCGTAAACTTCTTGACCAACAGCGTAGTGCATAGCGTCATTCTTATAGTCTTTACCAATACTAATCTTTCTTATTAACTTCGCCATTTTCTGGATAATTTATAGTTCCTGTTTGAATATCAATATCATAAGTACCATATTCTTTTTCAAACTCAGTTTGTAAAACTGATAATTGGTCTCTAAGACCACCAACATGATGTAAAAGTTGATGTTTTTGTACTTCAACAGCTCCTATTTCTAATTGAAATTTATTTATTTCATTTACAGTTGTCTGAACTCTTGTTAATTGATCAGGATTAATTTTTTCAGGTTTAATACCTTTTAATTCTTTAATTTTTTTACTTGTGTTTTTTGCCATTTTATTTAATTTAATTGTTATTATTATTTTTAAGGTGCATCAGTTGTGTAATCAGGACCATTTACTAATGTCCCATTATTTATATAGGCACTGTGATCCTTGACAGTATTGCTAGTATCATCTTCAAATCTATAATACCCAACACATCTAACCGAAGGTGTAAGCTCATTTAATGTCATAATATCATTTGGCACACCATTGTTATATATTGTAGATATTTGAGCTCCTGTTAAAGCAGCGTTCCATACAGAAAGTTCATCTACATATCCATCGAAATAAGACGATCCAGATGTATTTTGTCCTACGTCAATAGTAGATATATCTCCAGAAAATTCATCTAAAGGCCCACTATTTGGTTTTGCTTCAACAATAGTTCCATCTAAATATAAAGTTAATTTATTTGTTGTTGTACTCCACGTACTAACAACATGATGCCATTCACCATCTTCTTCTATTGCTGCTGATGATTTAGCTATAGTTGTTCCCCCGCCACCTTTATAAGCTGTTCTAGTAGTATTTGACGAAGCGTGATAGTATATAGATATAAAATTATTACTATCAGCTTGCATTCTTATTATTTGTCCAGTAGAACTTGTTTCGTTAATTTTTACCCAAATAGATATAGAACCAGCATTCGATATTGAATCCCAACCATCAACGGATGCTAAACCATCTAATTCTATATAATCGTTTGTACCATCTAGTAATACAGACATTTCATTGTTAAATACAGCTTTATAGTCAGCGCTTAAACAGCTTGATAATCCTAACATTACTCTCCTATATAAGCAACTACAGAGCCAGAAAGAACATCTATTTTAGTCCATCTCCCGTATATTGTTATTCCTTTTGGAAACGTAATACCATCTACAACTTTACCACCAGAACCTTCTTCTGTAGTTTCGGATCCATCTGCTAAATCGTGGGCTGGTTCTTCCGTCCCTATATATATATCATTACTAATAGGTATTTCAGCTACTAATCCATTACTGGATTCAAAAACAGTGTCAGCTAACATTGTTATAGCTATAAATATTTTATTTGTTGGTGGTTTTATTGCGTCACTACTAGCACCGGTATAAACAGATCCTAATTGTCCAAAACCATATGATACTTCTGTTGAATTTATACCCATAATTTAATTTTGTTTTATTTTCCGATATAAGCGATTAACATTCCAGTACCTCCATTAGCTATTTCAACACTTGTCCATCTTCCATATATCGTTGTTCCAGCTTTAAATGAGTTACTAGAATCAACGATCACACCACCAGCACCACTAATAGCTGTTTCGTTTCCAGCAGTTAAATTATGTGCCGCTACAGTTGTACCTATATGCTCGTAATCCTCGTCAGACGTGTCACCGACTAATCCTGTTGCTTGTTGTGATAAAATCTCTAAAACAGTATCATTTAAAAATGTTATTGCTATAAAGACTTTTCCTGTTGGAGGTGTAATTGGAGCATTTTGTGTGTCACAAAACATAGAACCCATAACACCTAATTCGTTTCTACCTGGTATATATCCCATAATTTATTTTTTTACTTTTTCAAATGATCGACCACCAAAATAAGCACCGATCACAGTTATTAATACTAATTGTAATAAGTCAACCCACGAGGACTTGACTTCAAATTTTAACGCACCAGCATCTATAAATATTAACAGCATGGTGCATACTATTAAAAATATTAAAGTCATAGGCCTAACGTTTTTACTAAGCCACGAATCACTTTTTAAATCTGCCTCCCATCTACTTGTGATGTTTTTTTCCATCTCTACCTCATAGTTGGCAATTATTTCTTTTATTTTTCTTTCTGCTTCGAGCTTTTCTTCATTAGATGTGTGTAAGTTATCTATAACTCCTCCCACATTTTTAACTAAATCAGCTGCTCCTCCAGATAATAAGTTTCCTAACATAATATTTAATTTTAGTACCCTCCGCCGCCACCTCCTGTCGGAGTGTTTGTTGTTGGTGGTGGTGGTGGTGATGATTGTTGTTGCGGTGGTGTGGCTTGGGTATTAGTTGTAATATTTGGGGCTGGAGTAGTTGTTGTCACATTTACTTGCGTGACAGCACCATATTTCTTCATAGCTTGAGAATGGTTTTTTCCTCCCATATAACCAGTTTTTATGTTTACAGTATGTGTGTGGTATCCTTTTAAACCATGATTTCTTCCCCACGTTAAAGCTTCGGTGGGTGTTGAAAACACAGGTATTCTTTTTATATATCCAATTATTGCCATGATTATTTCTTTGCAAATTTTTCTAAACCAGCTATTCCAAAACATCCTAACACTACTAATACAAATGAATCATATACAAATTCATTTATAGCTAAATCTCTTCCTAACCAACCAGTTAATAAATCTAGTATCATAACAAGACACATTATAACAAAAGCTACAGCTCCTATTATACTTTTTTCATTCCACTCATTATTATCTTTAAATATATTCATTAGAACCAATTAAAAGGATTTAATTTACTTAAAACTATTCTAGCTTCATCTTGCCAAGTGTTTTCTTCAGCTTCCGTTACAAACCATACCCCACTCGGATCTTCTAAAATAGCCATTATTTCTTGTTTTGTGTATTGTGTTTTACCTTCTAAAAAAGAAGGTGTTTCACCCTTGAACTTTACAAAGGTGAAATTACCATCTTCACTAATTCTTAGTGTTTGTACTGAATCTTCCATAACTTGATCAAAATCTACATTCTCTACCTCATCAGTACCTATAATAACATATTTCATTAATATTTTTTCTTTTTAGCTACTTTTTTATAAGGTTTTTTCTTAACCTTACCTTTTTTCATTTTTTTTGGCATATTATCTGTCTTTATCTTTTATCATATCATCTATAGCTTTATTGTAAACTTTATCTGTATATGATTTATTGTTATAAAATACACTTCTTTCTGAAGTCGGTAAGTCCTCCTCACCTAATAGAATACGATATATCCTACTTATCATTTGAGAGCATTTCCACGAGGTTTTAAATACAGAATACATAATAGTAGTTCTATTACGATGTCTCCAAGTATCTATCCAACCATCTCTTCTTAATCTCTCCCATCTGTTTTTATCCCATGAATAAGTGTAAACTCCATCCATAAAATCTTTTCGTGTAAATCTTCTTTTACAATCTAAATAAATTAATAATTCTAAATCTGCATCTTTTAACCCGTAAGTTTTACAGACCCACTTTCTGGTGAGCCTGTAATACTTAAGGATATTTAATTCACGCAGATCCTGCGCAGTTAGTCTCAATTAATATTAAGAGTTAACATAAGCAGCGTTGATCGTGATTGTACCACAAGATGTAATATCAGAAGATATATACTGAGTACCTCCAGCAGCGTCAGCAGCATCATCAGCAACTACAACAAAACCAGAGTTTAATCCAGCATTCATAGCACCAACAATAGCTTCTAAAACTTCTTTACCTTTGTTAGCTGTAATATTAAGAGCTACAGTATCTACTAAAGGTAAATTAGCAGCGTTATCTAAAACTAAGCTATTTCCATGACCACTAGGTCTTTTTGAGTTTTGAAAGCTTAACACTAAAGAAGTATCACTCGCCATCTCAGCTCCTACAAAACCGTCTGCTGGAAATAATACTGAGTTTGCTGACCCATCGTCATCTCCAACAGCTGCTTCTGTTCTAAAATACAAAAAGTTTTTCATTTTTTTTAGTTTTTTAATTAATAATTTGTTTTTGTTTTTCCGTTTAAGGTTTTTGGATTATGGTTTTGGTTTAATCTATTAATACCACATCACCCGAACGGATAACGCGGTATAATATATCTTTATGTTGTATATCATGACCAGCGTGTTTATCATAATATACTACATCTTTTTCTTTTATTCCTTCGACTAAGTTACCTGTTGAAATAACGTCAGCCTTTATATATCTATTGTCAACATCTGTATCATCTGTTACAATTAGACCAGCAACCTTTTTAGGTTCTGTTTTTATATTTTTTACGATTATATAGTGATTAACTGCCTTCATTGATTCTGATATTTGAAATTACACAATCTGCAGATATAATCGTTGATACTACACTTACTGCATTTTTAAGCGCTGATTTAGTTACGAGCACTGGATCTATAATACCAGACTTGATCATATCAACACTTTCACCAGTTACAACATTAACACCTAAACCTTTTTCAGGACGTGGTGCTGTTTGTTCTATACCGGCATTAGCTAATATAGTATTAAAAGGAGCTTTAATAGCATCGAAGAGTATTTGTTCTCCAACCGCGTCAGCGGTTAAATTTTGTGAAGCATTGAGTAGAGCGACTCCACCACCTGGGACGATACCTTCTTTCAGAGCCGCTTTTGTAGCGTAGATAGCATCCTCTACTCTATCTTTCTTTTCTTTCATTTCAACTTTAGAGTTAGCACCTACCATAACTACACCTACGCTACCTGATAGCATTGCTAATCTTTGTTGATGTTTCTTTTTGATAAATGGATTTTTATCTTCTTTATCAATTAATTTTTGTATACTCTTTATTCTTTCTTTTAATTCTTCTTCTGGAGCATCAATAGTCAATACAGTATTTTTATCATTAGTTATAGCTGCGTGAACTTCACCTAGACAGTCTACATCTATTAAATCAAGATCATCACCTAGATTTTCATTTATAATAGTTGCTCCAACTAAAAAAGCTAAATCTTCACATGTATCTTCTTTAGTAGGACCAAAGCCTGGTAAGTCAACTATATTAACTTTTATATTACCTTTTACTTTATTCATAAGAAGAGCAGCTTTCACTTGTTGATCTACCGGAGCAACGATCAGTAATG